CACCGGTGAAACCGGTGCCAGCGGTGTTGGTGCGCCGGGCTACACTGGTAGTATAGGATCACTGGGCTATACTGGTAGCCAGGGTAATATTGGTTACTCCGGTAGTCAAGGTACCGTGGGATACACCGGTAGTATAGGACCCAGCGGCCCACCAGGGCAGGTCACAGGCGGTGATGCTAATCTTGGCAACATTGTTATCAGTAGACTAACCAGTTTAAGCACCATTGTTGAACGAATAACCTACATCTCTAATGCCACAGGAGTGGTAGAACATAATATGGCTAACAGTGCAGTGTTTGTGCATAATACGCCAACAGCAAACTGGACTGCTAATATTACCAACTTCCCCGCGTTGAGTAATGTAGCTTCTGTTGTCACTATGGTTATTAACCAAGGTGCTACCCCTCGGTATGCCAGTGCTGTGCAAATTAATGGAACTAACGTAACTGTTAAGTATCTAAATGGCGTTACTCCTTTAATTCGTGCATTAAAAACAGACATTCAGAGTTTAACAATACTTAAACCAGATGCCAATGCCGCAATTTCAACCTGGACTGTGGTTGGACAAATTTCTACATTTGGATAATTTATGCCAGTAGCAAGTACTTCGGACGGACTATGGGGATGGGGGAGACCTTATCAAGATCCTGAGTTAGATATCCCAGGGATGCAACTTCAGATAAACCCAGCTTACAAAGGACGCACTACCTGGGACACAGGACTAGATGGCCCTTTAATACTAGAGCCCAATGGCAAGGTAATCAGTTACACTGTAACTTCCTTGACCACTGGTAACCTAACGTTTCAACTTTGGGGTGCAGGCGGCGGTGCTGGCGGCCAAGACTCCAGTGTAAGAGGCGGCAATGGCTCTGCTGGGGGGTATGTCGAAGCCACGGTGGCTGTTCCTGTGGCCAAAACTGCTTTTACCGTGGGCACAGGAACAGGCGGTAATGTTGGGGGGTCTAACTACACTGGCCAACTAACCAGGGAGTCGGGGCTCCCCGGCGCACCGGGCGGGCACCCTGGTAGCGATCCTGGCGTAGTTGGGGCGTCAGGTGGTGGCGGTGGTGGTGGTGGCTATAGTTCTGTGACAATAGGCACAAAATGGATATTGGTTGCCGCTGGTGGCGGTGGCGGTGGTGGCGGAGGTAATTCTTTTGCAGATAACTACGCCGGATTCCATCTGAAAGCACTGGCTGCACACGGACAAAGTACTGCCACTCTTGGTGGCGGTAGTTTTGCCATTATTAAACCAGTGCCCTATTATAAAGAATTTTGGACCGCAGACACCAAAATGAACAAACCCTGGGATGTGGATAGTAATGTTTCGGTGAGAACCAACGATGGCGGTGGCCACGGTGGTGGCGGTGGCGGGTGGTTCCAGGGATGGACTGCTAATAATTATGCAAGCCTGCCCTATGATAATTCAGGGTTTGGCGGCAACGTTGGTGCAAATTTTGCCAACATTGCCAACGTGTCACTGATAAAGCCGGCTACAGTTACCAGCATTGAGTCATCGCCGCTGACTGCAGAACAACTTCAGTGGGGTATTTCTCCTCCTAATTCTATGTTAACATCGACGAATAATACCGTGTTAAACGGAATACAATTTGAAGTACACGATAGATCTCTACCATATGGTTTTTGGGATCCAATGCTGGCCAACATTTCAAATCAAGATTTTTATGTTGGCAGAGGGGGCGATAGCAACGAAGCAGTATCATTTTGGGCCAATGCCTCGGCAAACATTGGTGCTGGTGGCAATGGTAGAGTGGTTGTTAGTTCTACATATCCATTCTTTGATGCAGACGGACAAGCACCGGCAACCGGGATCGCTGCCAATGTTTCTATTAAAACATTAGAAGGTGTTAAAACAGTTTTTTATGGACCAACTGGCACCACTGACGTTAATGCTTGTGTGATAATAAAATCCATTGGTTACGATTCTTATGGAAACCTAGCCTATGATACCAACGCAAACATTGGTTGGACTTCGGTGGCCTATCCTATTAGAGTTCAGAACTTAGAAAGCACAGTTAACTTAACCATTGGCGCACCGGGTAGTTTTACCAGCAATATCATTGGCTTTACCAAAGAAAAATGTTATAGTTATAGGTTCCCGGGCAAGAATCTTAACCGAGTTGACGGAACAGCAGACCGCAGTGTTGCCCATTTAGGTCAAGCCGGTGGCGTTCTAGTCTATGACACCGATGGCGACGACCTGAATCACACATATCTTAGAAAATGGTGGGAAAGCTCTCGTACCATTGAAATGTGGACTAAAATAGAAACCCCTACACAATCGTACGATCAAGGCTTTCCTAACCAAGTTTCATATACTAATCGATGGGACTCCACAGACCAGGACTATACAAGTTTTGCATTTGGATTTAATAGCGCCAATAAACTAGCATTTTATGCTGGTAGTCTTACCAGCCCCGCTGGCGCCGACAGCAATCTTGCCACTGGCGTAGCAGGACGCCGCACTGTTGGTACAACCGCAGTGACCACAGGGGAATGGGCACACATTGCACTTACTTGGGATTTACCTACTAGGACAATAACGGGATTTTTAAACGGAAAAATAGAATTTAGAGTAAGACTGAGACCTGAAGTTACTTGGAATGTCTGGAGCCAGAATTACTATAACTATAGTAGATTTGTCATTGGACAAGCTGGATACAGAGACAGGAATGAAATTAGAAAGAACTTTGAGGGTTGGATTAGTAATTTCAGGCTATCCAAGACAGTTAGATATACTGATGCTTTTACGCCCCCTGCCGCAGTATTTACGTTAGATTCTGACACGGCTATTTTAGCCTGCCATAGGCCAGATGTGTATTCAGAAGGAACAATACCTTTACAACGAGCTGGTAGTCTGTTTGTCACTGGCGATACTCCGTTCAACGAAACCGTTGCCAAGACCCACAATCTAGTGGCCAGTGGCCCATTGATATTTGATCGACCCGGGACATATACTTTTACTGCCACAGAAAGTATCAACGTTCCTATTAAAATGTGGGGCGGTTCTGGTGGTGTAGCCTGGGAAACTCTTGGTGGCGCTGGTGGATATACCCACGGTATAGTCAAATTAGAAAAAGGTACCACCTATAAAGTAATAGTCGGGGAAGCCGGATCTGGACAAACAAGTCCAAATATTTTTACAGGCACCGATCGCAACGTTACAGCACAGCCACTATATTACGACGCTGATGGCTATACCAGAGATGCAAGATACAGCGCCGGGAGTGGCGGCGGCGGAACTGCAATTTTAAAAATAAGTGGCGCAACCGAAACGCCAATTTTAGTAGCCGGTGGTGGTGGCGGAAGTGCTTACTTCAAAACTAACTACACCAGTATTGAATACAGGTACTACGGAGGTGCTGGCGGCGGCGATCGTGGGCAGGGAACAGCAGCCAATACCATTGGCGACCTTAGTACTGACCTTAGAAGTGGTGGCATTGGTGGCGACTATAGGGGAATACTCCAGCAGGGAATAACTGGATGGCCAGATGGTGGTAATGCTCGTTGGATCAGACCCGATGGCAACAACGGCGGACCAGGATTTGATCGTTGTGTATTTGGTGGGGGCAGAGGCTATGGTTATGGTGGTGCTGGCGGCTGGGGTTACTCAAACAGCGCATATAACTACCTCGGTGGGGGTGGTGGTGGCGGCGGTTATGGTGGCGGCAGTGGCGGGTACTACGACTATCAATACGTATATACCTCTGATCAGCGTGGCCCATATAGCACATCAGGTGGTGGTGGTGGCGGGGGTTATGTTAACCCAAGTTATGTAACACCATTGGCCAACACCTTTACTGGAGTTAATTACTTTCCGGCAAATGCCTGGGACCCGGTTAGACTGCGTGTAGACGGCGAATATTCATATTACTGTGGCGGAGGACCAGCTACTGCCGCCACAACCTGTCTATTTGGGGCACATCCGGGTTTGGTAGTCATTTACGCCTAAATTAATTTGACTTTACAATTGCGTTGCTATATAATGTAGCAATGCAATCTGATTTCCTAACACAGTTTTTACAAGGTATTCTTCCGTCTAAACGGAAATCTGCCAGTAAAGGCTGGCTTAGCTTCAACGCACCCTGTTGTGTACACAACGGAGAAACTGCCGACAGCCGGGGCCGCGGTGGTATCATATCCAACCCGGATGGCAGCATAAGTTATCATTGTTTTAATTGCAATTACAAGACCAGCTTTCAACCCGGGCGCACACTCAGTTACAAATTTCGAAAGCTACTCAGTTGGTTAGGCGCCAGCGACAATGATGTAAGACATTTGGTAATCGAAGCTATTCGTCTTAAAGAATTTATGTCTTTGACCGAGCCAGAGGCCATAGTCGAAGATCAATTAGTAGTATACAAGCATAGACCCTTGCCCACTGAGGCACAGACTTTTTATGGCCTGGTTGAATTTTATGAGCTGGCTGATAGTCTTGATTACCCTAAACAATTTGTGGATGCTGTGGCCTACGTCAGCGATCGTAAGATTGATATGAAACGTTATGAGCTTTACTGGACACCGGAAGTAGAGCATAAACTAAGCCACAGAGTTATTATTCCTTTTAAATGGCAAGGGCAGGTCATTGGTTATACTGCCAGAAGTTTTGTTGACGGCATCAAGCCCAAGTATTACACACAACACGAACCTGACTTTGTTTTTAATACGGATGAACAGATAGCCAGCAATAAGTATGTTATTGTTTGCGAAGGCCCATTTGATGCAATGAGCATAGATGGCGTGGCTGTCTGTTCCAATGAATGTAGCGAGAAACAAGCAGACATAATTGACAGTCTGGGCAAAGAAGTTATTGTGGTGCCAGACTTTGACATCAGCGTGGATGCCAACACAGGTAAAAAGAAATGGCCCGGCGCCAGGCTAATAGATCAAGCCATAGAGTACGGCTGGAGTGTTGCGTTTCCAGTCTGGGCCACAGAGTGCAAAGATATCAATGACGCCGTTATTAAACACGGTAAATTGTTTACACTAAAAACGATCTTTGACAGTGTAGAACACAATAGATTAAAAATAGAATTAATGAAACGGAAAGTGAGTAATGGCTAAAGAATATTCATCAGATTTACAAAAATTATTTTTAGAAATGATGTTGCAGGATGCACAAAGCTATGTACGGGTACAAAACATTTACAACCCAGAAAACTTTGATCGCAGTATCAGAGCAGTGGCAACATTTTTAAAAGAGCACAGCGAGAATCATCAAACATTGCCTACCATCGAGCAAATTAAAGCAACCACTGGTGTTGAACTAAGGCCGGTGCCAGACCTAGGTGCAGGTCACTATGATTGGTTTATGCAAGAGTTTGAAGGGTTTACCAAACGCCAAGAACTGGAACGTGCAATTCTTAAAGCCGCCGACTTGTTGGAAGCAGGGGACTTTGATCCAGTTGAGAAGTTGATCAAAGATGCAGTGCAAATCAGTTTGCAAAAAGATATGGGTACAGACTATTTTGCTGATCCTGCGGCACGTATTAACAAATACTATAACAGTGGTGGACAAGTAAGCACAGGCTGGCCGCAGATGGATAGACTGTTGTACGGTGGCTTTAGCCGAGGCGAATTAAACATTTTTGCTGGTGGATCGGGATCGGGCAAGAGCTTGGTTATGATGAACATAGCACTTAGCTGGTTGCAAATGGGTTTAAGTGGTGTGTACATTACACTGGAACTGTCGGAAGAGTTGACCAGTCTGCGTACAGATGCAATGTTAACAGGAATGGGCACCAAGGACATTCGTAAAGACATTGACACAACCACAATGAAGGTTCGATTGGTCAGTAAGAAATCTGGACAATATCGTGTCAAGGGTTTGCCTGCACAAAGCAATGTCAACGACATTCGTGCATACTTAAAAGAAGTACAGATACAAACAGGTATCAAAGTTGACTTTGTTATGGTTGATTACTTGGACTTGGTTATGCCTGTGAGTGTTAAAGTTAACCCTAACGACCAGTTTATTAAAGACAAGTATGTAGCAGAGGAATTGCGTAATTTGGCCAAAGAGCTAGGCATCTTAATGGTTACAGCCAGTCAGTTAAATCGTAGTGCCGTTGAAGAAGTGGAATTTGACCATAGCCATATTGCTGGTGGTATCAGTAAAATTAACACAGCAGATAACGTGTTTGGTATCTTTACAAGTCGTGCTATGAAAGAGCGTGGCAAGTATCAAATTCAGTGTATGAAATCGCGTAGCAGTACAGGCGTTGGACAGAAGATTGATCTAGAGTATAACATTGAAACAATGCGTATCACTGACCCGGGCACAGAAGAAGGTGAGAACAAATACGGTAACCCTGCATCCAGCATTATGCAACAAATTAAGGCAAAAAGCACAGTTGATAATGAAAAAGCCAGTACCTCCACATCCACAAGATGGGAAAAACCCACGGGTACACCTGCCTGGGAACAAGGTCCCAAAATCACAACAGGTGTTGATGGCAGCAAACTTAAATCTATGCTAGCTGGCTTAAAAACTGCAACAAAAGATGTCTGAACTCTCTAATCGTTTTATTTTAACAACAATAAATACAACAATTGGAGCACATCTTGCAGAAACGCACTCGTAGCATTCTTGACGAATTAGATAACCTATTGGCACACAAAGACAAGGACAACCTTGTTGAAAGTCGTGCTAGTCACGTTATACAAGGCGCCATTAATTTAATTAATTACATTAAAGAAAACTATGATACTGAAACTGCGTTAGAGTTAGAACGTAGGTTATTGAACAGTATTCGAAGCCAAGATGTCACCAAATTTACTAGAGGCATCAGACGCATCAAATGAGACACAACGAATACATTAAGAAACAACAGGTAAACGAAGGCCCTATAGACTTTGCTAAAAAAGTAGCGGCTGGAGTCGGGGGCGCAATGACTGCTGGACAAACGTGGTCCGGTGGCTATAACCGCGAAAAATATGCACAAGAGATTAATGCAAGGGCTAAAAGTACAATGCCAACCTGGCATCAACAAGAAGCGGCATTGGAAGCACGTGGCGTTACTGGACCAGAAGTTGGCAAATATTTGCAGGCCTGGGTAAAACAATATTTTGAAATTGAACCACCACCTGCAATACCAGCGGTTGATGATGCTAGTGCGTTTGAATACATTAAAAAAGCCTGGGCCATTAAGATGACTCCGCAGTTACAGGCAGCCGCGCAACAGCAACAACAAGGCGGAACAACTCCTGTGGCGCCAACTACTGGTAATACTGCACCGACTACAGGTAATGTAGAGGCCGGTGGATCGACTACCACTGGTAATACCGCACCAACTACAGGTAATACTGCACCGGCTACTAGTAACGTAGCACCTGGTGCCGCTACTGTATCGTCAACTGATCCAATGCACGCCGTGTTTAAAGATCCAAATGCATTTAAAGCAGAATGGGACAAATTTGTTTCGTCGGCTGAAAATTATAAACTAATTGCAGATCCAAAGTTATTGGATGTGCTAAAACG